ATACACTGTTGGATAATCATACCCACCTTTCCCATGAAAAACTATTTCATGGATTTGAATAAATATAAGTTCTCTATAATCAGGCGTCAGGCCAAAAAAAGTTAAGACCTATAGGAAGATCTACTACCTCCTCTCCACCGTCAATCGTATCTACATAGACTTTCATATCTATATCTGGTTGGATTGAGGAATAGTAGTTACGTAATTCTCTAGCATCTTTAGCTAAAAGAAATCCCTTAACAAATTCTCTAATATCTTTTTTTTCTTCACTACCATTGATTGAAGTAATCATATGAGCTAATCTAGTAGTTACATCATGTGATCCTTCTTTATCTATTTTTTTAATACCTTTTATTTCAGCATCTATTTTTTTATCATCACCGTGAGTTAATAACTTAAACGTTATTTGGTTATCAGTATTAGGTAAAGTAAACGCAAAATTATTTTCCCCTGATTTAAATAAATCTGTGTTTATTTCTTTATTTTGTAATAAAGATAAATCTACATTTTGAGGTTTTGAGTCGTAAGTAAACTCATAACTTTTACCATATGATAAAATACGTGCAGCAATCATTATAGCGTTTTTATCGCCGATTAAAAGCGTATTATAGTTAATATCTTTGTTAACTATTAGCGATTGGAGTAGTTTATCTATTACTACCCCTTTTGAAATATAATTCTGGTTGGTTAAAATATCTTCTTCCTTAGCAGTCATATATTTCATTTCTAACTTTCCACTTGATAGTGGGTTATCTTTTGAATATAATAATCCTTTTGAGGGTAATTCTACTTCTTCAGTAGGTAACTTAAATTCGGCCATAATCTTTTATTTGTTAATAACTTTTACTTTATTATAAATACCAATATAAAAAGGAGATCTAGCTAAGCCAAATCTCCTTCAATAAAATATTTAAGTATTTTTAGAAATTTAATACACAGTAGTCAACAGCTAAAGTTAAATCTATTTGTTTAGCTTCGTTTTCACTATCCCAACTGTAATCTCCAAATGATGCCTCTTTAATAAATGCACCTTTTAAAATCCATTCTGAAACAACATCACCTACGGGTCCTAATACATCTAATCTTAAATCTTTCTTATAGAAATCAGAGTAACCATCTCTACCTGTTACTGATTCGTGATGTAATCTTACCCACTCCATTACTGCTTGAGCTCCTGAAGGTGTTATTGGGTCAAATAATTGCATTGTAATGTCATTCCAAGTAGTTTTACCTTTTACTTTTCTTTGAACATTTATATGGTTTAATATTACTTCACCTTGTGTTAATGATACTGCACTAACTTGCTTTATAATAAAGCTTGGTATACCATCAGCATAAAGGATAAATCTATTAGCTTGTTTTGGCTCAAAAGCGGTAAAAAATATTTCGTTTGGATCTATTACTGGCATGTTGTTATAATTTATTTCTTGTTATAAATATCTAGTTTTTTAGTTTTTATGATGGAAAAGTAGCTCCAGTTGGTAATACGTTGAAATCTAGGTATATAAACTCAGCTGTTTTAGTTGGTTGGATATATATTTGTCCTATTAGTTGATTTCTATCTATAACATCTGGTGTGTTATTACTTTCATCCATTACTACTTTAAAAGCATATAATCCTTGTCTTTGTTGCACACTTTCCATATATGGATTAACTTGTGCTAAAAAGTTATTTCTTGTAGCTATTGTATTTTGTTCAAATACTAAGTTATCTGCTATTTGAGAAATAAATCCTTTAAGAGCAATCAATAATCTTCTTACGTTTACTCTATCTAAAGCACTTGCTTTTTTCTGTAGTGTTTTTTGTCCAAATACTACTACTCCTGTGTTTGGGAATGTAGCTATTGGATTAACACCTGATTGATATAGATCATCTCTATTACCGTTAGTTAGTTTTCTTTCAGCTCTTATTACTGTTGATAATCCACCTCTATTTAAACCTGCAGGTGCAAACCACGCTTCAGATGAAGCATCGTTATAAGCATATACTCCTGGGATTAAAGTTGAAGCTGGTACCCAAACTTGATCTCCTAAATCTGGATCTATTGTTTGAACCCAAGGCCAATATGTTGCAGCATATGAAGAATCAACTCCTGCAGCTTGTGTTTTTGTAGCTGTTATTGAACTACCATACCCTACACCATCTATTACTGCTATAGAATCACCTCTAAACTGTGAAGTGTTAACTAAAGATGATATTTGTGAAGCATAATCTGCTCTATATAAACCTGGGACTGATATTAAGTTATATTGGAATTCATCTCTATTAGCTAATAAGTTTAAAGCTATTGTATAGTTACTTCCTTCTAAACCTTGTGTATTAGTAGCGTTAATATCTTGGTTAAAATTAGCTACTATACCGTCAAAATCAGTTCCTAAAGCATCTCCAAACGAACCACTGCTAGCTACAGGAATAGAACCTGTAAATGCGTCTTTTGGTTCACCTGCGTTATCAAAATAGTTTAGAGTTGGTGTATTAACAGATTTTACTCTTACATACCTTGAGGCATTAGCAAACGATCCTGTCATTTGTAAAAAATAGTCGGTTCCATCACTTTTAACTGTTTGAATCTGATCTCCTATTACTCTTGTAATAAAGTTTGAAGCGTTAGGGTCTAGTGATAAGTTTGTCCAAGTTTCTAATACTGATCTTTGAGATGTAATATCATTACCTTGTCTGACTAAAAGACTAAATGTTCCTGAAGCCGTGTCAGGTGATATTACTTCCCATCTAAGATTATCTCTAGTACCACCAGCTAACTGTCCTCTTGAACCTTCTGTAGATGTACTATTTTGAATACCTCCTACTGCTAGAGTTTCTAAAGTGATTGCTGATATTGAATCTAGGTTATCTACTGCTGAACTAGTCGCTGCTGTATAAGAACCAGATACTACTCTAGTTACTAATAATGAATCTCCTCCTTGTTGGAAGTAGTTATAAGCTGCTACTGAAGTAAAGTAAGTGTATTCTCCACTACCACTTATTACTTTAGCACCAAATTTATTTTGATAATCTGAATATGAGGATACTACAGTTGGTATGTTAACTGGACCCTTAACGGTTGGACCAACAATAGCTGCGCCTGCTTGTGTAGGTTGTGATGTAACTTGAGATGAATCATTTTCTCTTGCTAATACACCTGGGGATAAAAGTACTTCTGCCATTTTATAATATGTTTGTTTTGTTTATAAATATTGGGGAAGGGGTGTAAAATGTATTAGGATTTAATAAACTCTCCGTTTTCTATATTTAACGTACCTTCTCCGTATTTTTCTTCTAATTCTTTTGCAACCTTATTTGCATCCTGTTCTGATGTAGTTAGGGCATTTAAAGTGGTTACTTTTTGACTTTCTAATGTTTTTTGTTGGTATTCAATCTGTCCTAGTTGAAATAACAAATTATTTTGTTGTTGTTGAACGTCTTGTATACCTTTTAATTCTTCTTTTTTTAAAACTATTTTTTCCATTTTATTTCTTTTTGGGAGTGTCTTCTTCTTGTACCTTAATTTCTAATTCATTAGATAGATTTTCTAATTTAACTAATAAACTACTAATATATCTAGCATCTGATCCTTTGATACTAATACTTTGCAAAGCTCCTATCAGAACTTTATAATCATTTACTTCTAAATTCATTTTTTATATTTTTGAATATGCGTTTTGTAATCTTAATACTAAATTAAATACGTTTTGAACATCCTTACCTTGGAAGTTTGCGTTTTTAATTCCGTTTAATATAAGACTAATTTCTTGCTTATCCAAATCTATTTTTGTTTTTTTTAAGTTCATTGGTTGGGATTGTGTTTTTTCCCCAACGTTTAAATTTTTTGCTTTAAAACCCATATTTAAAAAATTTTATTAAAAAAGGGCTGCATTTATGCAACACAGCCCTTGTTTTGGTTAATAATTAACTAAGTATTAGTTAGTATAAAGACCAGATATTAAGCGCCTGAACCATCAGAGTAAATCCAAATATCACCATCTTCTCCAGTGAAAATATTACCTACTTTATTGTATCCTTCACCTGCAGTTCCACCACCTAGTGTTAAAACATTTGCAGCTGTGCTAGCAGCTGCACGAGGTAATACTGCTGACATATAGGCTGCTGCTGTAAAGTTACCTGTTTCATTTGAAGGAACACCTGAGGCTACTGCCCATCTACGGGTTCCATTTTCATCAAAAGTAGAGTCTAACCATCCAAATAATTCACCACTCAAAGTATCGTTTTGTGCTACGATAATACCACCTGAATCTAAATTAGCACCACCAGTACCTGAACCTGAGTTCATTGTAATATACTGATCTGCTACGTCTAAGTTTTGTGAATGTTTAAATGAAGCTGTTCCTGCTACTGCTAAATCACCTGAAACTGTTAAGTTTGTAAATTCAACATTATCTGTTGTGTCTAATCCCGCAACTGTTGCTGTTAAAGCACCGGCATTAACAGCTAAAGTAATACCAGTTTGACCTGTAGTATTACCAACAGATGCTATAAAATCATCTGGTAACGAACCTGATAATATAGTTGAACCAACTAAGTTTTCAATAGTTTGAGCTGAACCTGAAACTACACCACCTGGTAAGTTTGCTATTGTTTGAACTGAACTTGAAACTACACCACCTGGTAAGTTTGCAATTGTTTGAGCTGAACTTGAAACTACACCTGAAGGTAAGTTGCTTGCCATTGAACCCGATAATATGGTTGAACCAACTAAGTTTTCAATAGTTTGAGCTGAACCTGAAACTACACCACCTGGTAAGTTTGCAATTGTTTGGGCTGAACTACTTACTACTCCTGAAGGTAATATACTTGTTATTGAACCCGATAGGACAGTTGAACCAACTAAGTTTTCAATAGTTTGAGCTGAACCTGAAACTGAACCTGCTGGTAAGTTTGCTATTGTTTGAGCTGAACTACTTACTACACCATCTGGTAAGTTTGCAATAGTTTGAGCTGAACCTGAAACTACACCTGAAGGTAATATACTTGTTATTGAACCCGATAGGACAGTTGAACCAACTAAGTTTTCAATAGTTTGAGCTGAACCTGAAACTACACCACCTGGTAAGTTTGCAATTGTTTGATCTGAACTTGAAACTACACCATCTGGTAAGTTTGCTATTGTTTGAGCTGAACTACTTACCACTCCTGATGGTAAGTTGCTTGCCATTGAACCCGATAGGACTGTTGAAGATGTAAAATCCAACTGTGTTACTGCACTACCCGATACAATTACTTTTTTCCATGTTGCCATAATTGTTATATTTAATTATTAATAATTGTTTTTTTTTTGTTTTTCTAAAAGTAATCGTATCACTTTGATACAATTAATTTCTTTAATCGATTAAAATCGAATATAAATATGTTATTTATTCTACTCCTACATAAAAAGCTGAAGAAGAGTATACTATTCCTCCTTCTACTGCTGCTGGACGAGGATTCATTTCTCCTAACACAAATACCCCATCGTTATTAACTTTTGTTACTTCTATACTTCCACTTTTTATTAAAAATATATCACTTGCTGTTGAGCTAGTAATATGAAAACTACCACTTATTTGAGCTAATCCTGTGGATTTTTCAAATATAAATCTAGGATCTCCCCCAAATGATCCATTATCGTTAAATTGAACTGAATTTAATGGTGTAGCAGGAGTTCCTCCTCCTCCACCACCTGGGAAAGTAAATGCACTCCAAGATAGTGTTGGGAAAAATGAAACGGGAGGGCTAGCTGGGGTTACAGTAGCTTGGTATAAAGATTGGCTAGATTCTAACCATACTATTTGATCATTTACAGCTTGTTCTATAGGGTGATTCTGTAACTCTTGAGCTGTTGTAAATACTCTAAAGGCTCCTTGTATATGGTCGATTTTAGCTAAGGCTACAGAACCCGTAAGGGAAGCTTCTAATCTTAATTCATCATCTATTGGTATTGCCATTTTTTCTTTTTTATTAGTTTATTAACTAGGTAATCCTCCATCTGAAGCATCTGCTGGTATCATTCTACTATAAATATTACCCGTGGAACTTTGATATCTATCCTCTGCTATTATTAAATACCAATCTGTATAACCATCTACTGCAGTATTTAAGGTAATATCAAATACTTTTGCTCCTTTAATATTTGAAAATCCTCCATCACTACCGTTACTAAAAGTATTTGTGCTATTTATGAATATACAATATTGATTTGGTGTTGTATTACTTGCATTTGGAGCTCCAAAGTAGAAACTTGTTGGTAAATCTGTCATATTACCATTTTTAGGAACAAATAATAATAACCTTACTTGATCACCAACTGATACGTTTGCTAAATCATTATCTTTAATAAAATCATCTGGGGTTGTTCCTTGTCCTTCATAACCTCTAACTATAGAATAGTTGTCAGTTCCACCATAATCAAATGTAATAGTAGCATCTCCTAAGTTATCTTCGTTTATTATATTATTTAATAACCCAAAAACAGTAGATATTGTTGGAACTGGTGGTGTTGAACTATTTGTAGAACTTATACCTAACACATTATTTACTGTTCCCGATAAATCCATAGTGTAAGCATATCCTTTACTAGTTGCTGCAGCTGATGATATAGTTATAGATATTGGTTGAGTAGTTGATTTTCCATAAGCATCAGTACCTACACCATTTAAACTATAAGTTCCAGCTGCTAAGTTACTAGCTCCTACATTTAAATCCCAAGATCTTGTAGAACTTGGAGCTGATGGCGTGCCTAAAGCAAAACTACTTGCATCTGCTCCTGATAATGTTAAACTATCAATATTTTCTCCTTGTGAATCATTAACTGTTATGGTTCCTACTTTAGTTCCAGGTGTTTGTGAACCTGTTAATCCTCCTGATACATCACTATATGATAAAGTTGGGGCAACATTTTCTGTTACTTCTAAAGTGTAAACTTGACTATTTTCTGTTCCAAATGTATTTGAAGCTGTTACACTAAAAGTAATAGTTTGACCATCAACATAAGACCCACTAACATCTTGAGCTAGTTGTATTTGTTGAGTTCCATTAAACCCTAATAGATTTCCTGGACTGTTTATAGTCCATGATACTGTTTCATTTTGAGTATTGTATGTTGTAGAGTTTGTAGCTATTGTACCTGAATATCCATTATCACTAACATAAGCA